AGGAGATAAAAATGTTTGACTACGGCAAAATCCATCGCACACCAAAACTCATCAAAGAAAACACTTGGCTACACGAAACTGAGGTCTGGCAAGGTGGACAAGTGGACCATGTTACTTCTCTAATCGAAGAACACCGGAAGACATCAGTTCAAACTCTACTTGGTGATTTAGTAGATGCTGCAGCTATCGGTAAAACAACGCCAATCTCAATTGAAATTAGACACGGACACAAGAAGAACCCTCAACTGTTAGTTCTGTGGTACAAAAAACCAAAGTAATGTGATATAATAACAACAAATACAGAGACCGTATCATCGAGTCTGTACTAATACAGGTACAATAAATGACTCCAGAATCTCTGTTCTCTCTCTACACAACGGATAAAAAAGACGGCAAAGAATGGAAGAAAGACTTTCCTGAATTTGAAAGACTTGCCAATAACGAATTACTCCCAACATTAGACGAAAATCTTCCCGAAACAAATGACGGTAGCCTTAGTGCTGCCCTTTTTAAATTGCCCAAAAGAATTGTTCCTGATGACCTTACTGGCTCACCCCGGGCATTGGACCGTGAAGACAACTGGATAAACGAATTTGCCAAGATTGAATGGGAAAAGAACATTGTTCCAAACGCTAACACTCAAGCACCTTTTGAAGAGAAGTGGAAAGATGCTGTTAGAAAATCAGCCATTTACGGATTCTGTCCACTAATCACCATTCAAACAGTAGTCAAAGACAAAGCTTCTGTTGACTTCATTGTTGCTTACCCACACGATGTTACCCTTGAAAACGGCAAAGTGTCTGTAACCGACTCAGATAGGGTCTGGTGGGACATTTACTATTCCAAAGAACAAATCGAAAAGATTATTGCTGACGAAAAAGCAGAAGTCAAAAAAGCCAAGGAAGAACAACGAGAAGCTTACACTACCTGGAACATTAAAGCTCTTGAAGAACTTATCTCATCAAAGGGTGAAGTTGACCGACAAACCCCAGAAGAAATGCCTAAAGGTCTTGACGACAAAACAGTTAAAAAAGGTGGTTTCAAGATCACAATGTGCTTCCAAAGAGGTATCAATTCAACCTTTTATGCAATAGCTCACGGCACAAAAGCAGTTGTTAGGGAATACCAGAACCCTGACCCAACAGGCGATTTACCAGTACACTTCCTATATTGTTACCAAGATTTCATCAATCCTTATGGAATCGGAATCGTCAAACTAGCTGGTGGTACTCAGAATGTCCTCGATTATATGCGTCAAGCAGATGTTCTTGCTACACAAATAGGAATCCGACCACCAATCTTAATTAGTGGTGATACTACCGAAACTGACCTAGACTCATTCGTATATGGGCAAGATGTTATCTGGTTCGCAGGTCGAGCTACTGTTCAACGCCAAGAACTAGGCAACAATGTCTACAACCAACTACCTACCCGAATTGGAATGTATAAGACTTCTCTTAATAACCTCATTCCTACAGGTGATACTACAATCTCTGCTGAATCAGGCGATCCACAATACTCCAAGACACCAGCAGGTGTTAAGTTCCAGCAATCGAATCTATCTATTGATGACGAAGATTTTAAAGACAAATTGTTTATTGCTTACAACCAAGTCGGTAAATCAATGATTAACACTCACTTTGCCAACAAGCAAGGTTCAGACATTATGCTTCTTACTGAAGCAGAGCGAGAAAGAATCTTCAAAGCTAACCCTGAACTGTTCCCGGAGTTCCAAGAACAAGTTGACCCTGAAACTGGCGAAGTATTGCCACCAAGTAATGAGCTAGAAGTCATCTGGGATAACGCCAGAGCCACTTTTGACTTTGAGATAGACCCAGAGCCAGATAAAGCCAAAGACGAGTCAGAACGGCTTGACGGAGCTTTAAGAGTGCTTGAATTAGTCAATGCTGACCCTACCCTGCCACAAGAACTACAAATGAGTGGCAAGAAGCTAAACAAAGGTGAACTATTAGCCGACATTATCGGACTACTAACCGATAACGACAAAATCGTTGTTGACATCTCACCCGAAGAACAAGCAATGGCTGAAGAACAGATGATGCAACCAGAACAAATGATGGAAGCACCGGAAGAACAAGCTCAAGATGTAAGCCCAGAGTTACCACAGGAAAACTCAGAACAGCACGATGAAGCTCAAATGAGCCAAGAAGTTGCTGATGTTATGGACCAATTAGGCGTAGACGAAAAGACTGCCGCATTTGTACTAGACGCTAAACTAAACGGTTTTTCTGATGACGAAATCTTAGATGCAATCGAAAGGAACACAAGTGGACAGTAGCGATTTATACACTGGTGCGAACTCAGGATCATTTGGTAACTATCGAGCTACCAAGCTAAAGCAAAAAGTATCCGAAGACAAAGAGCAGAAAAAAGGCAAACTAATTCCTGCTTATGAGCTGATAATTGGAGCGATTGATAAAGAAATAGCTGATGTCAAAAGCATTGAGTTCTTATTAGTAGACATTCAGACCCCGGACGAGCACTTAAAAGCAGAACTTGTTGCTAGAAGAAGATACATCGGTTACTTAACCAATTTGAAATCGACTTTAAAAAACACTCTAAAGGAAAAGAAATGAGCAGTTTTGAAGAACAAGACGAAGCATTGAGCCGAGAAGAAGTCCTAAGAGAACTAGAAGCCAAGAATGACTTCGTTTTTGACCCTGAAACAGCTCCCAAGATTGAGCATAACTGGACTGCTAGAGGTATCAGATTCGTTTGTAGTGGTGCTGGACACCCCCGGCACGAAGCGTTTGGGAGAACGCCTATGCAAGAGCGATAGGAATTCGCTTGCAGGTGTCATAGCCCCCGAAAAGGAGACACTTGCCAGGGATGCCCTAGCCCAACTGTAGCGAGTATAACGCATGGGTTCGCAACCCTTATTAACTAAGCAGAGATAGGAGAAATTATGTCTGAAGATACAGACTTAAAGGCATTTGACGCAGAGTTCGATGGCGAAGATGTCTTGGAATCAGAGGAATCGCCGGCCAGCGAAACCAAAGAGGAAGCCGAAACCAGCGATGAAAACAACGCTGAAACTACTGAACCGGACACAGAAGATACTGCGGAAGAATCTAACGATGAAACCAAAGAATCTGAAGAACCCGAAGAATCTAGCGATGAGCAAGAGGAATCAGTAGACCCCAAAGAACTAGCTAGACAAGCTTATGAAGCTCGTCAACAAGCCCGCCAAGAAAGAGAAGCTCAAATGTCACAAATGGCAGAAGAACATCTCCAGGCAGCAGAAGACGAAAAGGATCTAGCACTTAGGCAACTACAAATAGATGCCTACACCAATAAGGTCAATTCCAATACTGACCGCTTAACAAACCAATACGAGAAAGCTCTTAATTCAATACAAGCTTTTCAGAACCCTACACCAGAGGTGAAAGAGTTCCTTGATTCAGCCGTAGACGAATTTGAAGCAAGATTTGTACGGATTGACGAAGTCGGTAATCCAGTAGAAGTGAATGGCGACCTATACGCATTTTTACAAACTAAAGCAGGTCTGGTTGAAAAATTGACTCAGCTAGGTGCAAGGAAAGAAAAAGTTTCATCTGCCAAAGAAAAAGCAAATGCAACTCCTACCCCATCAGCCCCTGCTAAAGAGTCAAAAGTAGACCCAGCACTAGAAGCTTTTGAAAAAGAGCTTGACCGCTGGTAGACCTATAGGAGACTAACGAGATGGCCGTAAATCTAGCCACAAAATTCCAGAAAAAAGTCTCTGAGAGATTTGCAGCTGAAAGCAAAACCAAGTTATTGACTAATGATGACTATGACTGGGTTGGCTCAGGTGCTATTAAAATCTACTCAGTAGACACAGTTGCAATGGGCAACTACACCAGAAGTGGTGCTAACAGATATGGTTCACCAAGTGAACTTGGCACTACCCTACAAACTTGGACTCTAGCAAGAGACCGAGCTTTCACAACAACAATTGATCGCAGGAACAATGACGAATCTAACTTTGTTACTGAAGCAGGAAAATTCCTAGCTCGACAACTCAGAGAGGTCGTTACTCCAGAAATCGATACTTATGTTCTAGCCGCTATCGGTACTGCTGCTGCAGCCGATAACAGAGATGACATTGTATCTGATGCAGCTACAACTGCTGCTAATGCTTACACAGACTTCTTGGCTATGAACGCTGATATTAGCGACAACCAAGCGCCAGAAGACGGTCGTGTTGCAGTTATGACTGCTCAATACTACAACTTCTTGAAGCAAAGTGGTTTCGTTCTTGACAGTGACTCAGCTTACAGCGACCTTAAAAAAGGTTCTCTAGGAACAGTTGACGGTGTAAAAATCGTTATCTGCCCAAGCTCAAGAATGCCATCAAACACAAACTTAATAATCACTCACCCTGTAGCTACCACAGCTCCAATGCTTTTGACTGATTACATCACTCATAAGAATGCTCCTGGTATCAACGGTTGGTTGGTTGAAGGTCGTGTTGTTTATGATGCATTCGTCGACAGCAATAAAACGAAGGCTATTGCCGTACACAAGACTGCCTAATTAAAGGAGTAAATAATGTCAAATAATGCAGAATGGCTAGAAGAAATAAAAGCAGATGCCATTCGTCTTACCCAGAAAAGGATTGACGACAATCAAGCTGAATTAGAGGCTGGTCGCAAACGAGACGAAGCTGAAGCTAAAACTTTAGCCAAGAAAGAGAGTAAATAATGGCTGTAAATCTAGGAAACTTCGGTTGGGTTGAGAATGAAGCTGTTACCGTAAACAAGACTTTTGATGAAGGTGATAGTGGCGTAGTACAAAATGTAACCGCTACTGCAACAGTAACATTACCATCAACTGTAGTTGGAACAAGCTACATAGTCCGTGTTGGAGCTGAAGGAATCACTGTAAGTGTTTCACCTGCTGCCGCTGACAAGATTATGGGTAACGGCTTTACTTCTGCTGACAACAAAGACTTAGTTTTCACTTCACAACCAGTTGGATCTTATGTCCGACTAGTTGGTGACGGTGTTAACGGTTGGTTTGTCGCTGAAATAGCCGGTACTGCTACCAGAGAAGCTTAATCTCTGACACCCGGGTAAGTGTTAAAACTGCCCAACTAAGGAGAAATTATGAACGAAATTTTTGAGAACGCTTACATCTCAACAGCAACAACTACTCAGGTGAAAACTGGTACTGGTGTATTAAAAGCTATTGTTGTTGGTGAAACAGCTGCCGGTTCTATCAAAATCATTGACGGGACTTCTGGCACTACCACTAACCTAGCTGAGCTAAAAGCATCAGTTGCAGAGGGCACATACACTTTTGACACAGCTTTCAAGACCGGACTACGAATTGTTACTGCTGGAGCTTCAAAAATAACTGTTATCTATAGGTAATATGGACGATCCAATACTAAGAATTAAACAACAAAGAGAAGAACAGGCTAAGTTTGAGCTTGAACAAGCTAGACACGAGCAAGAAATAGCTTCTCTTAATTCAATCGACACAACAATAGTTGAGGTCATGAATAGTCTTGTTAAGTTCTTAGACGGAAAAGTAACCAGAACCGAAGTATTAAACCAGATAGAGTCTGTTGCTACTCCAGATGTAGCCAAAGTGGTTGAAGCAATAGCTGAACTAGGAATTATTACTGAATCAAACAGGATTGACCTAGAACCATTAAAAACAGCCCTTTTAGGCTTAGGTGAAAAGCTTGACCAACTACCTAAGACATTCCCAGAAATGCCTAAGTCGGTCGAAATCAATAACCTTTCTGATATTGAGTTCCCGGAACAAAAAGAAATTGACTTTTCAGATGTCATAAAAGCTATCAATAACATCAAAATGGTGGCAGAAGCTCCAGAAGTCACTGTCAACAACGACCTAAAGCCTATCGAAAAAGGTTTAACTAATGTCGTAAAATCTATTGACTCAATCAAGTTCCCTGAAATACCTAAAACTGACCTAACAAAAGTCGAAAAGAAACTTGACACCTCAAACAAGATACTTAAAGACATATTAGAAAAGCCTGTTGGTGGTGGCGGTGGTGGTTCAAGTTGGGTAGCTACTAACGATCAGGACATTCCCCTACCCTTAAAGGTTGATAGCACAGGGGCATTGGTTATTTCAGCTTCAACCCTGGCTGATTTTTCAGTTAATGACATCGAAGACGGCACAACAGCTTACTTCGGCAAAACAAAACCAGACGGAACTTGGCTAGTTCAAAAAGTCACAGATACCTCAGTGTCCTATGCGACTGTTTCAAACAATGGAGCAGTTACATCGTACACCGATGCGTGGACGAACAAAGCAACATTAACATACGGGAGGTTCGATGAAGCCTTTTAGCGAACAGGTAGGCGTTGCAGTTCGTCTACTAGAAGAAAAACTATGCCGTGAATACTCACTCAGCGTAGAAGAACTGCGGAAGAAAACAATCACTATTAAAAACGGTGAAGTCACCGTGAAAGGTAAATAATGAGTAAATCTAACACATTTGAAAATGACCTACTACAACTCATCTTCAACAATGTAGACATAGCAGACATCGGAGATGCTGGTGGTTTACAGAACTCAGCAACAGCAGGCTCTTTATATATAGCACTACACACAGCAGACCCAGGCGAAGCTGGCAACGCAACAACTAGCGAATCAGCCTATGGTTCATACGCTCGTCAAGCAGTAGCAAGAAGTGGTGCAGGTTGGACTGTATCAGGTAACTCTGCAACTAACGCAGCCTTAATTCAGTTCCCTGAATGTACTTCGGGCTCAGAAACTATCACCCATGTTTCTATTACAACTGCTGTATCAGGTGCTAGCAAGATTCTTTACTCAGGTGCTTTAAGTGCATCTCGCTCGGTATCGAGTGGTATTCAGCCACAGTTCGCAGCAGCAGCATTAACCGTAACAGAGGATTAATTATGCCCAAAAAGAAGAAACCTATCATCATCAATATGAGTGCAGGCTTAACAGGTAAAAGCAGTTTGAAATGATAACAGGAATCAACCAACTAGTTCAGGCAGAGTTAGACGGCAAAGAACGCCGCTACACTTGGAGAAAGACACCATCACAGGTGACCACTGCTGGACTTTGGTTTGATTTATCTATGTCACCAGGGCGACCAGTACCTAAATATTGGTTTGACGCTCCACCTGCTATTGCTAAACAAATTAGCTACTCACAGGACGGTGGCCTAGAACACGGCGGTGGTGTATCACCCAGTGAAAAGTATCTAAGACTTACGACTGGAATCGCTACCGCTTCAACGGCTTTACCTTTAACAATGGTTCTCTGCGACTACTTGCTTTATTACCCATCAATAGATGATTCAAACCTAGACGAACAAGTAATGGACAACACTGTTAAGTTACCTCGTTACACAGACGGAGAGGGCGTACAAGCTATCGCCGTATCAGTAGCAGGTAGAACTGGTGGTGCATCGTTTTACTTCACTTACACGAATCAAGACGGAGTTTCAGGGCGAGTTTCAAAAACAGTTACCGAAAACTCAGCAGCAGCTCTTGGAACAATAGTAACTTCTTCACAAGCAACAAACAGTAGTGGCAACCCTTTTATTGGACTTCAAAACGGTGACACAGGAATTAGAAGCATTGACTCAGTATTTATGTTGAGTGCAGATGTTGGACTGTTCACTTTAATTCTAGTTAAACCTCTTGGAACATCTGTTATACGAGAAATCACCGCACCAGTAGAAAAAGACTACTTCATGGAAAGCGGAGTTATACCACGCATCTATGATGACGCATACCTTAGTTTTCTTTGTTTGCCACAAGGAACATTAGCAGCAACCGCTCTTATGGGCGATATTAAGACGATTTTTACTTAGAAAGGAGAAATCACAATGGCTGGATTCAGCTCACGAGACCAAATCATACAAGCCCAGACAAACGGACAAGTTTGGAGGGCGGATTGGTCTAAAAACTTCAACCCTACCGCAGCAGCAGTAGCTAACGAGTGGCACACACTCTTTAGGGGTAATGGAAACCCAGGGCCAGACGCACTATTTGACGCTGGTGCTAACCTTAC